TGTCATATAAATCAAGCACTTAGCACCAATCCTGTGACATGACGGACACCATCTCAATCAACGGATTCAACTTTGGGGGGCTAGGGGGGAAACTCGTGCAAGTTCAAGTCGAGGACTCACACAAATTTTTATTACAAAATATTTCAGCCTGTAGGAATCTTTACACCCACAAGTCTCTCAGTGTTCTCTCTTGGGTAACCTACAGTAAAACTGAAATAAAACCTTAGTTCATCTTTATGTCGTGTACACGTCTCGTGAACATCTACCAATATCGGACAAAAGTAAACAGGTAGTTCACCACAGTAACTTCAGGGTAACCATTAGTAAACCAAAGTCACCAGTGTTTGCATTAGCAATGTAGTAGCCACCAAGTAGTAAACCGCCAGTAATCATTGGTATCTCCATAGGTGTTTATTTAATAAGCCCAAGTAAAACCCCCTGTCTTCCTGTAGACTCTTCATCTTCGAATACTGGGTCTTTCGTATAGACAGGGGTTGCAACTTATAAGCATCTTTCTGGATAGGTAGATGTAACCTATAGGTATCAACTAGTACTTAGACTGTGCTGTGGATTGACAACATGTTTGGATCATTCTCAACAGCGTGGGAATAACCATTGGCTGTCTTCCGCATAACTCCAGCACGTACAAACTCACCTACTGTGTTGATGACACCACCAATATTCACAACGGTTGCATTAGTGATAGGAGTTGTCCCATTAGCAGCTAAGGTTCCGCACTGGTGGTCTGGGGTTGATGTCTTATTAATAGCTACAGGTGTCCGTGGCATATAGTCTTTCTTATTGGGGATTGTTATTACTCCTCCCCTTAGTAGACAACCAGAAATGATCAGCAATCTATAGTGCAACCATAGTTAAACCATAGTCACTACAGTCACCTTAGGTAATCATATGTATACCTAAGGTTAACTACAGGTATCCACTGGTAGGGAGAAGAGGAGGAGAAGAGGTAATGCTGACCCCTATAGTACGGGGTAATTCCAAGCTATTGATTTAATTGAGAATTTCTAATGCTAGAAATGGCTCCATTATTGCTCTGCCAAGTACGACTTTTAGGAGTCCCGATACCCATTGCATTCTTTAGGAAGTCTTTAATATCCCTGTCTAATGCTGCTGAGTTCAGTTGTTGTATTGCTTTGTTGTTGTCTCTTGCCATGTGCTCTGTCCAGTAGGTCACTGCAATCGCTAGAGCATCCAATCTATCGTCATGTGACAGTGCTCCACGATCTCTCGTTAAGCGTGTCATCTGATAGAACAAGGAGTACTTCACATCTGCTGCTGAATCAAAGTCGTTCTGGATTACCTTCTGGTCAACAATGAGTCTATGAGTTGACATAACGGGTTCCAAGGTATCAATGATCCTCAATTCCTTCTGCGTACTGTGCCTTACCTCTTCCACTGTGCATGGATAGATACGACCTAAGATTGGCTTCAGCAACTGTGAGAACATTCCGTCACCGAAGTTACTCTCCACGATGATGAGCTTCACTTGATGTCTCTTGGCTGTCTCAGCGAGGTTAACTAAAGTCTCCTCAGAGTAACCACCAGCGTAACCCCCTGCTGCTGTCAGGTAGAGATTACCTGTGAGCATCTTCACTACTGCATAACTAGTCTCATCCTTACCTCGACCTGAGGGGTCAATGGACATTACTGAGCCTGTGTAGTCGTGCATCTCATCTGAATGCCACATTGGTCTGTAGAACCTGTCACCCGTGAGTGCAACTGTAGGCACATCAGAGATACATAGCTCTGGGCTAGTAGCCCAAGCTACCTTCATGTGAGCCATAGTTGGATTCAAGTTCTGAATAATCAAATCGGATATCTTCAATGGGTACTTATTGGCATCACTTAAGGTGGTATCCAGCATGAACTGCATGGCATACCCTGCTTTACCATAGGACATCTTACGTTCTAGTAGGTCTTCTGTACCAAATCGCATAGGATCAGTAGGTTGCCCCACTAAAGTTGGATCAGCAGAGAGTCGTTTAACGATGTATTTCGCTAATGCTCCCTTGTAGGATGCAACTTTCTTTAGCTCTGGGTACTCAGCAGGCCATACACGCATCGTATAGCCCCTCTCAGGCAGTTGATTGTACAAAGACATCTCACACTGAGGGGTTCCAAGATAAATGATCCTAGCCGTGTCTAATGGCTTCAGAATCGAATCAAATTCTTTGACTAATTCCGAGAGCTTATCTCTGGCTACTTGGGTTGAACTGTTGTTTACCACCTCGATGTCATCGGCAATGATGATGTCTGCACGAGAACCTGTAAGTTGACCGGTGATACCACAGGATTTCACTGAAGGAGAATGGTCTGGCAATGCACCACCAACGTCAAAGGCAAGCATTGAATCTCGTTGACCTTCAGTTGACTTAAGGTGTTGAAGTATTGGCATCTCGTTGATGAGCTTCTTCACGAAAGATGAGAAAGCATCAGCACGTTCTTTACTAGCGGAGACCACTAGGATCTTTAGTTGAGCGTCACGCAACAAAAGCCAACATACGAATGCTGAAGTAATCCAGCTCTTACCTACTCCACGGAAGGCTTCGTAGATACCACGCTTATCTCCATGTTGGAGTTCATAAGCCATGTCATACTGAAGTGGTGTTGGGTCTGGTAGGTTCAAGAACTTCCACACGAGATACATGAACTTACGGAAGTCTTCTAATACTGGGTGTTGTTCAGTCATCCCATCCCTCCATGTTAAAAACTGTGTGCATATAGTCCTAAAAAGGAAAGCCCCTAGGAACCGTTTATAGGCTCGTAGAGGCTTTTAATTATTTTTGGCTAGGGTTGCTTACCATTGCTCTCCAAAACGCAGTGGAACCACGTTATCGCCCTCTGAATTGAACTCTGGAAGACCAGCTAACTTATCTAAGGGAGATCCTTTAATAGGTAGAGCTTCAATCTTGTTGTCCTTCAGGAATTGACGAGCAACACTAAGGAGTGCTGCAGGTGCTGCATGACGCAATGGCTTGCCATTCTCATCAAGAATTACTGCGCCATCTTTGTCAGTTGCTAGGACACCATCGGTGATAGCTTCAGTCAACACATCAGCTAGTTGTTTGTGCAGACCGCCAAGGGCTTCTGCATCTGCTTTGTTAATACTCATTGTATACCTTTGCATGTTGCGTATTCTTGTTGTCTACGCTTGGTTAAACCAGCGTACTGAACACCACCTGAGTAGTCCCACTTCAGTAACTCTTTACATGCACCGTCATAGTCTCCAGCATTGAGCTTCTTGTTTAAAGTTGAATGACAGAATGCTGAGGTTCCCACGTTGTAAGCGAAGGAGACATAAGCATCAAATTCATTCTGAGAGATAGGTACATGGATGCACTCACGAATGCCATCGGCATGTGAATTAACACTTGAGAGAAGTTGGACTAAAGCTTTAGGTGGTGTGGTGGTTGATGCCATAGTGACACCAGAGGTTTCACCAAAGCCTAATGTAGGGTTATCCCCTTTGACAGGGATGATTGCTTTAGATGAGTAACCTTCATTCACTGCAATTCCAACTAAGGTGCTGGCAGTGATTACTAAGGTTGTAACTAGTACCCTAATATTCTTTTGAATATCCATTACATCCTCTCTTGCTGAATCAATCGAGAGATCAACGCAAGTGCGGTGAAGGTGAACATCAGGAATGTGAATGGGTACAGAGGGATATTTGGTGCGTACATCGGAAGGATTGCTTTAGCTCCTTCACATAGTCCCGATAAAGTGATGAATCGGATTGACCATGCTTTACTGAGGATGTACCGCCAGTCTGCATAGAGTGTCATTCGGCAATCCTATTGATGTACTCCTGTAACCCAAGGACTTGAACTGTGGTTATGGCACAGTCTTCAGCGAGCTTCTTGGTATTAGGTAAATGGTCTGGGGAGTAGCCATCAGATCCTTCGATGGTTTCGGAACCTTCGGAGGGTTTGACGCTATTGGTAGCGGAGTACAACCGCTTGTAATAAGCATGAACATCAGCAATGCGATAAGTTGTTTCATCTTGCGATTCCTTTACTGCTGTTTGATATTTAAGGGTAGTTGCTTCGTTGATCTTTTTCTGAGCTAGAGCTTGCGCTAGTACCTTGGCTTTATAGGCATTGAACTTCTCTGCTTCGAGATGATGTCCAATACCAAAGCCACTAATGAAGAGCAACAGCACAACTACCCCATAGGCTATTAACCTTGTGGGGATAAGTGTGAGCATTTTGTTTCCTATTTAGTCCAACCGTGTCCTGCAAGCCATAAGTAGATGAGACCTACGAATGCTGTAGAGACTAGAGCTGTGAATGAAAGTTTTCCAAAGGATGCGAACTGTCCATCAAGCCACTCTTTGAGTGCTTCTTTAACAGCTTCTTTTTGAACTTCGGGGTTAATGTCGGGCATGTTGATTCCAAGGTAAAAGAAAAGCCACCCGAAGGTGGCCTATGGTTACATCATTGTTTATTTAAAAGAAAGCTGTGATGATTTCGCCTAATATGATGTGCTTTAGAAGTATGCGGTAATGATGATTACGCCTGAGTTGCCACCAGCACCAGAACCACCTCCCACACCACCTCCACCGACCATACGAACCGTTAGATACTTGGCATTAGCTGGGACAGTGTAAGTGCCCGATCCGCTAGTTAATGCTGTTACTTGTGGCGCAGTGCCAGAAATCATTACTGAAGGGACTAGAGTAGTCATTATTTAAGCCCTGCTAAAAATGTTTGAATGCCAGTGGCAGCCATGGCATTGCCTTCTGCGTCTCGGAGCTCTACGCCATTGGCAAGATCTAATTTGAAGATTTGGTAGTCTGCGTTGGCGGGATCAAGTGGTATGCAAGCGTCGTCAGCTAGGCGAATAACTAAATCGACCCCGCCCATAATGTTTTTGTGCAATCTATACATGATTAGAGTTCCGAAGAAAGGGTTATTGCAGTGTTGATGCCACCTACTCCAGCCGAACCCGATGTAGCTGTGACGGTCACATCCAAACTTACTATTCCCGCTAACGTAGCAATTGCAGATATAGCAGAGCTTGTCTGAGCAACTCCAGCAGTAAAAAACAAAAAGGATGAGCTAGGCACATTTACTGTCGGTGTTCCCCGCATAATATTCATATAGGGAATTCCAGCCAAAACTCTATTGGTTGAATATGCAAATGCTGGTAGGTAGGTAGTGGCCGATAAAAGTTGAAAGTATCTTTTACATAAAAAATCTTCAACCCCATATGATCTTTGATCGAACAACGATATTTGCTGACCAATTTCTAATTGAGCATCTGCATAAGCCCATGAAACCCCGTTTGCCTGACCAAGGCCAAGACCCATTGTGCAGGTTAGTCCGACTGCATCCGTCGGGATCAGATAAGTTGCATACACCTGAGCCCACCCCGAAGTGTTCGGTGTGGGATAGTTATATGCTATTGGCGTTAGGGAGCCTGACGCAACGTTAATCGCATCCGAGCTATTTGAATAGTACAAAGAGCAATTAACATTTCCAGCAAACGACCCACTAATAACTTTAGAGAAATAGCTAAAGGTTACGTATTTTCCACGTAGCGGATAGACGTTTTTAGATTCGATTGCTTGCGATGGATTTACATATGCCCCATTAGCCCCCGAAACAGCTACAAGACTATAGTTATTATTTGGGCTATTAAGTGCGCCTTGTGACGTAATAGTATTGGTCCCGCTCATGTACCATCTATCCGCAGTGGTGTATGCGTTCATTGCACCGCTAGAGGTAGCACGTTGCCACAATTGAAACCCACTATTAATCAATTTATTGCGCATACCAAATTCAGCGCCGCCATTCACCATATTGCTAGGCTGAATAATTCCCGCTTGAAGCATGGCATTGGTAATGGACGCATTAGCTGGAATCGCAATGTTTCCAGCTTGACCAAAGTTAATAACAGTAATGTTATTCGTGCCAGCGGGAGGTGCGCTAGTAAATGTCAGCGTTGTTCCTGATACTGTGTAATCGGTTGTTGGTGTCTGTCCAACACCACCAATTAAAACAATAATTGCCGCCGCTACGCCTGGTGAAGCTGAAAGGGTGTAAGCAGTTTGAGAACCAGTGCCACTAAACCTTTGTGATACGGGATTAAATTGAACTCCCACATTAGTCCATCCAGCGTTATATACACGCATGGTAGATAGCACTGTGTTGTAGGCTAAGTCCCCAGTTTGTAGTGCTGATCCATCATAACGCAATGCAGGATCGCCAGCGTATGCACCTTGATAGGCTTTCTTAAAATTATCTAAAGACGCAGCAGCAGCGGTAGCACTGGAAGAAGCATTTGTTGCCTGAGAAGTTGCCGTTGATGCACTGGCAGCAGCACTTATGGCAGCAGCAGTAGCATTAGCACTCTGGGTCTGAGCATCTGCACTTTGGTCAGCCCAAGTTGACCCGTTGTACACCCTAACTTTTTGAGTCGTTGTGTTCTCATAGCTAATACCATTTGTAAGAGTAATGCTATTGGCTGAAGCAAAAGTAACAGCAGCAGAATCACTGGCAAAAGCTCCCAAGAAAACATTGCGGAATGACAGCAACAATGCAGCCGTTGTACTAGCACTTGTAGCAGCAGCATTCTGACTAACTAAAGCAGCAGCAGCCGAAGCAGCAGCAGCTACCTGACTAGCCAATGACGCAGCAGCACTTGTGGCACTATCAACAGCATTAGAGATTGCACCAGCAAGCGCACTGGCTGCATTGGTCAACGACCATCCACGAGTTGCTACATCTTGTGCATTAACTGGATCGGCTACGTTTTGAATTGTTTTAGATTGTCCCTCAAAGTTACCTGTTGAGTTGGAAGTAATTGAGAGGTTAGCTGTATCAATCGCTTCTTGGGCTGCGTAGAGCGAGAAGTTAGCTAGAGTATCTAAATCTGACTCTAGTAATACCGAGCCATCAGTGAAGTTAACTGGGGACACACTCTTAGGTGTCGTTCTGCGGATTAAAACTAGCGATCCACTGACAGGTGCAGTGGTGACCTTAACTGTACTGGAGTTCGTCCAAGTGAATGGGGCAGCTACACCATTAACTGTTACAGCGATGTCACTCGTATTGAAGTAAGGGAAAGCAAAAGCGAAGTCTCGCTGTGTTCCATTACCTGTGTATTGAATGTAACTATAAGCCACAGAGGACTCCTTTAGTTATGAATTAGAAAACTCACCCGCCCTACAAATTGCATAGGAGGGTGAGCCGTGTTGAAGTATTGCTATTGAGTACTGTCTATCTTTGAGGCAGTAGGTAGATCGTTGCTAATCACATTGAGAATGTTGTTCACACCAATGAGATTGTTGTAAGGCATGAGTCTGAATAAAGCACGAGCATCTGATTTAGTCATCTGACGGTTTTCATCAGTAGCATTAGTAGCTACCTTCTTACCTAAGGCAACAGCAGAATCAAATAGTTGCATAGTAGGAGTCGACATGAATCCAGCAGAGGCACTTGTGGTGCGACTACCGTTAAACAAGTCACCACCCATGCCAGATGGAAGGAATGATGCAGCCATGTTAGGGAGCATTGAAGCTGAACCAGTGCGTGACCAGCCGTTAGCCACTACTTTGCCAATGCTTAAATGGTCATCCAAGAATTTCTGCTTCTCTTCTTCCTCCATACCAAGGGATTGTTGATACATACGTGCTGAGTACACGAGGGAACCCAGTAGTACACCTTGGAAAAGAGTATTAAGACTTGCAGCATCGGCATGGTTCATACCGAATAACATCTGCTTGTTCCATGCGTTCATTGAGAAGTTCATAAACTGGAACATGGTCTTGCCTAATGTAGAACCCATGAATGGGATCATTGAAGCTAAGTCATTCTCCTGAATCACCCTACGACTCTCACGCATTACTGCACGAGCCATCTTGTGATGAAGTTCAGTCTCGTTAGCTTGGAACTTATCCCAGTCTACAGCTTTAGCCGTGTCCTTGATAGCTCCCTCACCTTCAGTACTGTATTTCTTCAGAGCAACCTTAAGACGACCAAAGTCATCCTCAGATAAACCCATCCATGCAAGACGATCCTTGGTAAGGAATGCTCCACTACCGCCATCAATTCCATGTGCAAGATCAACGAATCCATTTACCAAGGCGGTAACGTGTAGCCGCTTCTGTTGCACCATCAGTGGGGTCATTCCTGTGTAATCCAATACACCACTAGCCATTGACTTAAATGCACCTGCGGTTTTGTCGAGGTACTTTCCTTTCCAACTGTTCTTACCATACTGGTCACTCCATGCGGTCTGGGAACCAAAGTCAAGACGATGGAGATATTCAGCCCCTGCACCACCAAAGACATTCTCGAAGTGGTCTAGTAGTTCACTAGGGGCTTTACCTGTTTTCAGATCTCTGGATAAACCTTCAAGCTGAGGGATAGCATTAAGCAAACCCTTGAATCCTACTGTCCCAGTGATTTGAGTTGTTTCAACCAACTGGTTATAGACAGCACCTGACATCAGACGGATCACGTTGAAGTCACGGAACATGGATGCAGTTTGATTCACTGCACTAAATCCTTGCTCTTGTGGAACACCTAAGATTCGATCAAAGATAAACTGAAGGTCTTTCCTCGCTTTATCAAGGTGATTCTTCTTGTACTCTGTACCGAAGTCATCAGCACAAGCTTGGTCAATGAGGCGAGTAATGTCACTGGATTTATAGACATCGTTGATATGTGCCAATGCTACGTTACCTGCTACACGATTGTTGTAACTCTCAGTAATATCTAAGGCATTAGTCTTAACGAAGTCCTTCAGCGTCCAGCCCTCGATAGGAGAGCCCTCAGTACCAACATACAACTCATCAAGAGTGTTACGGTGCTTTAAGTTACCAACGATACGACCAGCGTCATCCTTCTTGGTTCCAAGGATTTGATCTGTGAACTTAGCAAGCTCTGCATCATCAATATCAGGCAATGACTTCTTGATAGCATCTAGCAATGCGCCCTTATCTTGACCACGCAGCATGTCAGATAACTGTTGTGAAGCACCAGTATTGTTCTTGGCATCATTCACACGGTCATAGTAGAACTTGGCAAAGCGTTGAGCATCCTTAATGGATACTTCACCTTCTCTACCAGAGCGATAAGCAGCAGCCCAGAAGGACTCAACTTTATCTCTACCATGCGTAGCAACCATCTCCGACCACTTGTTAGAGTCATGCACACGAGGCATATAGAACGGGTTCTGATCTAGTCTGCCAACGTATGACTTGGTTCCATCCTCGTTGGTGATCTCTGTTTCCGTTAGGCCACGCTTCTCACCACCATGCTCTTTAGATGGATTGTTGATATTCTCAACACGATCAGCGTAGTTCTTACGAACAGCTTCACCAGCTTTAGCTACCTGTGGATCATAGTCTTTCTTAGCACCACGCACATAGTCCCATACCTCAGTACCGAAGTCCTCATAAGCTTTACCTCGCTCATGGAACTTGTAGCCTTTAGATTGCTCCCATTCAAGGAAGTGGAACAGAGTACCTTTTCGTAGCTGTGTATTCCAACCGTCACGAGCCATGATCATGGACTCATAAGCATTATCTCGAACAACAGAGTGATCCTTGTAACCTACAGTTGAACCAATGAGATCCCGTGAGAGATCCCAGATTCTCCGTGGGAGACTTGTGGAGTTGGTGCTATGCTCCAGTCCCAAGCTTCTTCCAAAGACTTCTGGAAGATCAGCAAGGTACGCAGCAGTGGCAGTATCCACATCAGCACCACTATCAGGCATTACCTTGTATCCAGATGCAGGAGCAGAACTGAGTCCAGCACGATCTTTAGCAAACACACCACCCTCGTCAGTCAACGGTTCAGCCAACTCTAAGAAGCGGTGGAATGCGGTGTTCTCAGCTTTATCCAAACCGAGAATGTCCATTACCGAAGATACAAACTTAGAGAAAGCATTAGTACTCTTCAGGTTATCTGGGAGAACAATACCTTTTAGGAATGTCTGGAACTTCGCATTGGTTAAACCCTCAGCTAAGAACTCATCTTCATTCTTCATACCATAGTGGTAATGAGCGTCATGCTTCTTCTTGCTGAAGTAATGGTTGTCTTTGATGTGACTGTAGAGTTCCTGAAGACTCTTAGTGGCAGCAATAGTCTTAGCATCCCCTTGGATACCAGCAGCACTACCACGAACCAAGCGAAGTTTATAAGTTGAAGCTACGTGTACCAACTCATGTGTGAGCATGGTTGAATGCAAGCCTGTGTTCCACGCATTCCAATCACCCTGTCCAGCCACATATCGCTTACCATTCTTAAGTGCTCTCCCCTGAAGTACTAGCTGAATCCTATCTACATCTGATCCTAGCTTCGTCCCTAGTGAACCACTGGGGGTCACCACATGAGCAGGAGCATCTTTAATCTTGTGACCATCGACATACCATTTAGGTTGCTTAATACCAGAGCCGACCTCAAAGCGATCAAGCTTCGATAGATCAATACCTTCAAGCATCTTGTCCAACCACTTCACCATTGCTGTGTTGTGGGTGTCATACTTGCGAATGTAATGAATCAGGCTTTCGACAGGTTGATTAGGGGGAAGCTGAAGTGACTTGTTCTCCCCATGCTCTAGGAATGTAGGGGTATCCCACTTCTTATCCCATGTTGGCTTAAAGTCTTCCGCAGGTTTAACTACGGGCTTACCAGTCTCATCGAGAGCTGGAGGTCTCTGATCCCCAGTACCATGAATCGTCTCATGCTTCCGCTTCTCAACTAAGGCATCGTATTCTTGAGCATATTTCAGCTCCTTGTACATTCTTGCCTCAGGAGTTAGGGAGGCATTAACTTCTCCCTCACCAAACATCTTGGCACGAGCATAGTCAAGACCAGAGATCTCATGGAGCTGATCCAGTCCCCAGTTGTCGATATTGGCTAGATCATGGTCAAAGATAGTTGGGTTACCAGATCGGATACGCTCTTTGAATCCCCTTGCAAAAGCTCCACCAACTCCACCAAGTACAACTCCCATAGCACCAGCAAATGCTACATCACTGGGAGATGAATCAGGGCGGTACTGACCACCTAAGTGCTCAATCGCCATGTTGCCGATAGCTCCTTCAAGAGCACCGTACCCGATACGTCCAAGTCGAGATGCAGCAAGAGGAACCCCAGCAGCAGGGGCAACCATAGTTAACCCCATGAGAGCCAAGTTTTCTGGAGCTAATAGACCAGTAGCAGCACGAGCGATACCAGCACCAAAGCCAGCCTCCTCGTACTTCTTTTCCATGTCAGCGAACTCAATAGCTCGTTGACGTAGCTGTTGTGCGTGGTCAGCCGAGGTTGCATTGTTGTAGATGAAGCTCACATACTCAGGCTTAACTCCCTTGCTAATCTCAGCTAGTGAATCTGCATTGAACTTGAAATTAGGATCTTTTACAGCATCCTCTGGAATAGACTTAAACCAGTTGATAGCAGCCGAGTCATTATTGAATGCAGTCTTTGCACCAATAGCCACGTTGTCAAAGAGGTTCGTACCCTTCTGAGTCTTCTCTAACTCATTCTGCTTACGGGCAAGCATAGATGGTGCAGTACCATTAACACCTTGGTATGAATCGTTGTAACTACGGGTCTGTTCATCAGGCCCATTCGTACCTAAAAACTTATTAGCCCAGTCCCATGACTTCTTCGGTTGCTTATATTTACTAGAGGGGAATGAAGCCCATACATCGCCCGTCTTATTAATAGCATTCTCGTAGTTTCCATTAGCTACATCTTCATATGCACCCTTCTCCTTGAGTAATGCGACAGCAGCTCTATCTTGATTGACGGGACTGAAGTCAGAAAACCCATGCTTTCTTTGGAGGGAAGCCCATGTTGTACCAGTGATCTGGTAACGTCCTGCTGCTGTACTAGTTCCGTCAGCAGTTGTTACGGTGGGTTTATTGGGGTGCTGAGAGAGATCATCAAACTTACTACCGCCTACCTGAGTGTTGTAACCGTGATTGGTTGTACCCTCAGCAGCAGCAGTGAAATCTAAGAACTTCCGTACATTCGGATTACTAATTTCTGCATCCGTGATTGCCATTATTTATTCCTTTAATTTTGTCTGAGCTTGTCAATAACCTCATGTGTAGTGGACATTGGTGCTTTAAACAGAGATGGGACTGACTTGTCCTGTTTAACCTTAGGTTTCTGTACCGTCTCTTTATTTTCTGGACGGTCTATAGGTGTCGCTGGATCATGGATAGTTGCTCCATTAGCCATACGATCTTTAGCCCATTGAATCTGTTCAAGCTTAGGCTTGTTCTCCATGTTGGCTTTAACTAGCTCACGGTAACCTGTACGAGATGTCATGTAATCAATTGCAGCTTCTGCACCCATGATGTCTCTAGCGGTACGTGCATTGAAAGCAACACGAGCTGGATCCAACTGTTTATCGTAGGCAGCTACCTTAATATCTTTAGTCATCCATTGTTCAATATCCTGCTTGGAATAAATGAACTGGTGACCATTGCCATTCAGAGGTTGACCACGGGCAGTGAGGGTAAAGGTATTGCCGTCTGGATCTACGGAAACCTGAACTTCCTTCGGATTAAATCCAGTCTGATACGCTGCTTGACCACCAATCTCCTCCAGCCAACGCTTCATCAACGTTGGACTTCCACCAACAATCTGTTCATTGGCTTCAGGGATGGATGGGATTGCTCTTGTGTAGAGTAAGTTTCCTTGAATGTTCACTACGTTATTCTTGAAGTTATCTGAAACAACCTTTATCGCACCATCAGGACTCATGCCAGCAGACACCAGTAGGTTAGCTGTCTTCACAGCCCCCTTCTTGATATTCTCGATATTGAATGTAGCGTTATCCTCTGCTCCCAACAGGCGCATAAAGAATCCATTGTTCAATGTGTCTAGGATCTTCCCTGCACTCTTAGAGACAGCCGTATTGTTATCCCCGTAGGTGAGGCTACCCTTAGACCTAGCAACAACTCCAGCAGCCTCCTCAAGGGTCATGCTCGTGTTGGCACGAATGATGTCTACGTTATTAAGCAGATCGTAGTTATCCTGTCCACCTGCAAGTTTGACTCCTAGTGTCCCAGTTGGATCTACAGACTTAGATTTAGCTAGTAGGTCTAAACCAGTTTTCAAGGATTCATTTAGTTGGCCTAAAGGTTTCCCCTTCTCGTCATACTCAACAGAGTTCAAGTTGTGGATAGCAGCCATTACCTTGATCTTTGAATCAGGATCAGCATAGCCACTCTTGTTAAAGAGATTGAGACGAGCAAGATCTTTCTGGTCTGGAGGAACATTAAGTTGATCTGCCTGAGCACTCAGTCCTTGAAGAATGATTGGCTCTGTAGGCATGTAGGCTTTAGTTCCATCTGGCTTCTCGTAGGGAACTTCCTTAGGAACTTTCCATGCAGTACCTGACTTAATATTCTCAGCAATGTTCTGGTGGATAGCCATTACAGAAGCTTCACTGACATCCTTTAGGCGGTTAACCTCAGCCTTATTAGCATTAGCTTCAGCTTGGGAATACGCCTTGGAGCGCAGGGAGTTAACCGAGGTTCCTAAGGTTGAACTAATGGAGATGCCATCTTTATCTTTAGTGTTGAGGATCTTATCTAAAGTCTCCACATCACCAGCATCAGCAAGAGCACCGAGAGGAACTAGACGGGCATTCAATCTACGAGACTTATCTCCTTTGAAAATCCAATCAGCCTTCTTGTCCACCTCTAAAAAGCGGGAGAGTTTTTCATCAGGAGTTCCAGCACCAGCTATAGAACCCATGTAGGATTCCACAGCAGTGTTATGTCCAAACTCCACTGCTTTCTTGGAAATAGCTTCAGTATTTGTCTGAAGAGCCTTCTGAACAAAAGGTTGCCAATAGCGGTCATAACCAGCAACACCAAATTTATCTGCGCCAGTCAACTGTTGATTACGTTGATCTAGCAAGAATTTCTCTAGCTTCTGATTACCGTCCCTGTAATTAGGATTGAGCATTCCCGCTGAATCATATTTCATGCTTTCAGGATCACTTGCAAATTGATCCCCATACACTCCATCCTGAAGCTTCTGAAGGATGTCTCGCTGAGTATTCTGTGCAATGTTGTCATAGTGCATATGATTAACTGTTGCATTAAATACAGGAGAGTGAGCATTGTGCAACTCGCCACTCTTAATCTTTGCAGCCAGCTCATCAGTAGTCATTGAGTTGACTAGCTGTTCTGCTTGTTGCTTATCTGATTCAGCAATAAGTTTTTGAGATGTATTAATTGCTTCACCTTGGTTTCCAAACTGCTCCCAAAGTTGTTGCGCTTTGCTCTTACTATCTCGTCTTACTTGTACGTCCTGTAGGCTTGGGGAGGCTTTCACCTGAGCCAGCTCTACTGAAGGGTTATACCCAACATTTGCTCTATCAATTTCTGGCATCTTAGCCCCTCTTAGATTTGTGTTGAGTAGTCATGGACAGTTGCTGGTGTTGTGGGATCTTTTGATCCGCTTGCACTGTATGAAGCCGCCGCATTAGTAATCTTTAATCCAGCAGACATATAGTCAGGCAACACAGGTGTCTTTAATCCGTTAATAGTGCTTGCAGCAGAAGCCCAAGTATTTTGGCGTTGGTTCTCAAGTGCAGCCGTTCCAGAATCGTAGTTAGCTAACACAGAATTGTTGTAGCGAGTCTGAGTACCTGAAAGATCACCAAGAAGTGCCTCTACCGAATTACCGCCAACTCCTGAAACACCACTAGCAGCCGTAGCCTTACCCATCCCTTTTTCAGCAGCGATGTTATTTTCCATCTGCTTCTGAATAGTTTGATCTCGTAGCTGTTGTCCAGCTAGGTTTACCTGAGCATTATTATTGGCATAGGTAGCCATTGTTGTTTGATACTGTCTCTCGTTCGACTGAGACTGAACTGAGGCAGCATCCTGTTGCGCTTTAACCTGTGCAGCAGCAGAGGCAGCAGCCATCGCCAAAGCAGCACCAGACATGGTGATTGGGTCACACATATTTATTCCTTTTGATTCTTAAAGAAGTAGTAGAAGATTTCCTGATTACGACCAAGAAGAATCGGGTTTCTGATAATGGTGAATCCCAGCCACTCTAACCAGCGGATATGAACAGTATTCTTAGACCACACACAGTTTGCTAGTAAGGAGTACTGCCTTGAGTACTCCTCAATAATCAGCAACGTCCTCTCTAGGAACTCCTTGGGAACTGAACGAAGTCTTTTAGTCCCAAGCATCCAAGGTATACCCATGCCTTCAACTTCAGATACAGAGATACCGTACATGCAAACTATCTCACCATCGAGTATTACCACCTTAGCGTCAGCCGAAGATTTAAAGCTCATTACTAAAGCTTCTTCTGGCAGATAGCTACCAGACTCCCACACTTCATCCTTATCTTCAGGGCGAAGGTTGGGAGCCAGATTTAAACAATCGGTGTAGGTTGCATCTCTAATTTCAGATTTAAACTGGGTTACTTCTCTTGACATACATTCCTTCCCAATCCGCACTCACTAGTGCGCTAGGAAGGGGACTGTCGTTGATTACGTTAATAACAGCAGTTGTATTGCGGGTAAGTACAGGCACTGGTAGACGACCTGTGGAGATCGAATAGCGTCCTAAGGTTGACGAGGAGTTACCTAAGGTTCTTCCTGAGAAGACATAGGAGCCAGTGTCCCTACCTGTGGGAGTTACTTCTACACGGAGATAGCCAGTATCGGCATAGTTGATAGCTAACTTCCTGATTTGAAGTCTTCCTTCAGTATCAGACCGCTGTCCACCTCCTCCAGATGTATTAGCCATCTTGTAGGTGATCGTGCTGATCCCATAGTTGAAGATGTACTGACGACCAAAGGTAACTAATGATCCTGTGTAGTCCCCTTGGAAGATGATGTCAGATCCACTAATTACACCTTTGGCGTATTCCCCTGCCCTTAGGGTTGAACTAAGACCAGTGGCTTGAGCAACAATAAAGTATGTCCCATCCGTTACAGGATAAGGGAGGCTCGAAGTCGGGATTCTGGTATAGCCACCACTGTAAACAGTAGGGGTGAGTGTGATCTTTCGATCAAGCATAGTGGTGAATGGCTCATTAGTTCCAATGTATCCAAGAGAACAATCAATGCTTTCAAAGTACACACCATCTGGGCGACTAATTACTAGGTACAAAGTGGACTGGATAAAGTCAGCATTAAGGATTACATCATTAGCCCCGAATGACCAACGGCTCCACGAACTCTGCGCCTTCTCATTAGAGGCTGTGAAGAAGTACTTATACAGGTAGATTGACTTAGTATCTCCATCAGTAAGAAGAGCAAACATATCTTCGTTGGCACTACCTGCCATCTTATAAGCACCAGCAGGAATGTACTTTGGAATATGAGCCGTGATCTCCATAGCATCATCTACACCAATACCGTAGTTGGTAGTAGTTGAGTACTCACGCACCGCATGGAAGTTACCCTTGGTTACAGAGAAGTAACAGTTACGTCCTGCTGCCAGTGGTTTAACCGTGGTGTCGCATGGGAATTCCGTAGATACCTTAAGGCTAATTGTTGTTGGTGTTAATACTTGGTCACCTGCAATAACGAATTGAGATTGCTCTGAGAACAGGAGTAAGGATTTGTTATAAGGGATCGCATGGTTGAGAATGGATACCTTTGTGTGACTCGCTGTTACATCAATTACATCTGAATCCAATAGTGCTGTTACAGTGCTGCGGTAAAAGTTGAAGTACTTACCAGACTCTGTGAATACTACGTTCTCATCCGATAGTACACCTAAGCGATTCTGAAAAAAGAAGATGTCATTCAGCTTTCTACCAACGAATGAAGGATCAGTACTGGAAGTTAAGTCTCCTACTTTACGGGCATCCCATGAAGCTTGAGCCATTGTGAAACTACCATCACTATTGCGAGTGATAGTAAATGGCATAGTTGCTGGATCTAAACCATTATTAATATTGGGCGCAGCACATTCCCGCCAGACACCTGTAGATCCACCAGAGGTATCGAAGCGTACAAAGTAGTTACTGAAGGAGTTACTGACATCCCCAATTACCTCAACAATTACATTAGGCTGTGGACATACGGTAGGCAGATCAGCAAACTTCTGAGTCTTGCCTAGGATGGATACCATCGCATTATTACCAAAGCCATCGTCACAAGAAATAGTGAATGAGCTACTAGAGTAAATGTAAATGGCACTACCTGTAATGAGGTTGCTGATACCATTAGATGAGAGCTGTGAACTTAATTGAGATGCAATGTAGTTGGTAGCAATCAGAGGAGCATCAGCAGTTGTTGTCCCATTAGGGCATGTGTATGAAGCTTTCACAGCTCCATTAATCGTTACACTATAGGTACGCCCATAGTTACCAGACTTAACATTCACAAGAGCCTCATAGGGATTTGGGCTTGATGCAGTATTGGTTGAGCTTGCTGCTACAGTGATGTTCTTATTTACCAACCATGTATAGTCAGCTACGGTAACGGCAGCAAAACTCTGGGATGCAGGAAGACTTGTAGTTAAATACGCTGCAGTTCCAGAACCGAAGTGAACGGTACAGGGTGTCCCATCAATCTTGAAGATCTGAAGGTTACCTGAGGTCACAATAAAGATATATCGCTCAGTTGAGTCCCTGTTATCCGTATGCACGAAGACATTAGATAATGGAGAGCCAATAATTTTAGCCAAGTGTTTTGATGGTGGTCTCTTTTTCAACCCTTGGGAAACTGTTGATA